GCGAGATCTATGCCAGAACAACGAAAGCAAGGGGCCCGAACCTCCAGTTCAAAGGTCCTTCCGTCCCGAAGATGATTCTGAACGACAGCTCCGGCGGTGCTTTTAAGCAGGTGGATCCGCAGATCAGGTCGGATCTGCACAGATACATGGACGCGCAGATCGCGCTCCTGGTGGGAGGAGGTAACTGATGAGCACAATGCCAACGGCCTCGATCCTGCTGCTGCAGAAGACACTGCTGAAGGAAGTCGTGAGTCTCCTGGCGGAGATGAAGTTCGAGAACTCGGACGGCGAGACAGTGACCGGCGTGACCGGTTACGAGCAGCGGCTTCCGCAGATCACGGAAGACGACGAGGACAGCTCGCAGTTCTTCCCGTATGCGGTCGTAAGGGCGACGGGCTGGAACACGAAAGACGACACGGATCCGTGGCACGTCACGATCGACGTGCTTTTTGGCATCGTCGATACCAGCAAGGACAGTCACGGACATGAGCTTCTGATGAACATGATACAGAAGGTCGCGGACCGGTTCATCCATGAGCCTCTGCTCGATCATAGCTACAGAGCTGAGCAAAACATCGATGCAGAGCTTCAGGATGAGGACACCTATCCGTACTATTTCGGCGGGATCGAGTTCGTGTTCACCGCACCGAAAATCGAAAGGAAGATCGAGTTTGATGAAAACAAGTACACGTAAACAGGCGCCGAAAGCCGCGCCGGCTGCAGCCGCGGCCGCTGCGGATCCGAAGCCTGTCGAAAAGAAAAAGACGGAAGATAGACGGCTGTATGTCGGGCCTACGATCTACGGGGTCGCAAGACACGGCAGCGTCTACATCGGGATCCCGTCGGGGGTCGAAGCGGCCCGCAAAGATGTCCCGGATCTTATCAATTTGTTTATCCCGATCACCGACTACGGAAAAGCCTCAGAGCAGATCCGCAAAGGTACCGGATATATCGGCGTCGCGTACAAGCACGCTGAGGTCTATGCAGACAAAGTAAGAAACGGAGGTATTAGATAATGGCAATTCAGCACGGCATCTCCGTCCGCGAAGCGGACACAGCCATCACCGCTCCTGTCACTGGTTCCAACAGCGTGCAGGTCGTGATCGGCACCGCACCGGTGAACCAGGTAGCCGATCCGGCCGCAGTGGTCAACACTCCGGTGCTTGCAAATAATGCGGTCGAGGCAATGGAAAAGCTCGGCTACAGCGCGGATTTTAAGAGTTTCACACTCTGCTCCGTCATGTATGCGATGAGCAATCTCTACAGCATCGGACCGGTCGTATTCATCAATGTTCTGGATCCTTCCAAGCATTCCAAAACCTTCTCCTCTGAGGCTGTCACTGTTGTGGATAAGCAGGGCACGCTCTCTCATGACGGCGTCATCCCGTCCAGTCTGAGCGTATCTGCCGGAGACAAGGATCTCAAGCTCGGCACGGACTACACCGTATCCTTCGAGGACGGCAAGGCAGTTCTGACTCTGGTCAGCGAGGCAACTTCTCTGACTGTGTCCGGCTCCTATCTGGATCCGTCTATGGTTACGGCATCCGATATCATCGGCGGTATCGACAGCTCTACCGGCAAAGAGACCGGCATGGAAGTCATCCGCCAGGTATACCCGAAGCTGTCTATCGTTCCGGGCATCCTCGAGGCACCGTACTACTCCAAGCAGGCAGAGGTCGCGATCGCACTGATCGCAAAGTGCGGCAACATCAACGGCGTCTTCAAGGCTCAGGCGTTTGTGGATATTCCGTCCGACAGCACGGGCGCGAAGCTCTACACCGACGTCAAGACCGTCAAGGAGAAGATGGGCATCGGATCCACCTTCGCGCAGGCATACTGGCCGCAGGCTAAGGTCGGCAGCATCCAGCTTCCGCTTTCCGTTGTGGCCGCGGTGAGATCTCAGTATCTCGACAATGTCAACGGCGATGTACCGTACAACAGCCCGTCCAACAAGGATCTCGCGATCACCGGCACCGTCCTCGAGGACGGCACTGAGGTCATCCTGGATCAGGATCAGGCGAACACGGTCAACTCCTTCGGCGTTGTCACCGCGCTCAACCTCAACGGCTTCCGCCTGTGGGGCAACTACACCTGCGCATTCCCGGCAGATAACGATGCTAAAAACATCTGGATCAATGTCCGCAGAATGTTCAACTGGCAGGCAAACAACTTCATCCTCAACTACATCGCGAATGTAGATGATCCGATGAACAGACGCCTGATCGATACGATCATCGACTCCGAGAATATCAGATGCAGCTCCTATGCTCCGGAGTACTGGGCAGGCGCATCCATCGAGTATCTCGACAGCGACAACACGACCAGCAACATCCTTGCCGGTCACATGATCTTCCGTCAGCATATCGCGCCGTACACTCCGGCACAGTTCATCGAGAACGTCGTGGACTACGATGTCGATACACTGACCGCAGCACTGACAGGAGGTAACGCATAATGAGCCTTTTACCTGAACTTATTAACAATTACAACGTCTACAACAGGGGATCCCAGTGGATCGGCGTCACCGGTGACGTTGAGCTTCCGTCCCTTGAGTCTCTGACTGAGACAATGGAAGGCGCGGGAATGCTCGGCGAGGTCGATGTTTCTGCGGTCGGCCATTTTGCCTCCGGTCAGATGACCGTGCCTTTTGTCACGGTCAACAAGCAGGTGTTCGATGCGATCAACTTCTCGAAGCCGCTTGAGCTGCAGATCCGCGCATCCAAGCAGTCTGCAGACAAGGCGACCGCCGGCGTTGACTACACGCCGACCAGAGTCGTCATCCGCGGCATGGGTCACACCGTCGAGCCCGGGCATTTTACCAAGGGCAAGGCAATGGAGACCTCTGTCGAGATCGAGTACACCTACATCAAGATCGAAGACGAGAACACGACCGTGCTCGAGCTGGACAAGCTCAACAACGTCTTCGTTGTAAACGGAGTGGATCAGCTTGCAAAGATCCGCTCTCAGATCTGATAAGCCACAAAACTGAAGGAGGACAGAGTTATGGCAGATGAGAAAAATACCAAAGTAATCGAGATCACTACGACTTCGGACGATGTGATCAAACTGACAAAGACCTACAAGCTCGACGGGCGTGAGATCAAGGAGCTGGATCTTTCCGGCCTCAAGGATCTCACGATGGCCGACTATGAGCAGGTGCGCAAATATCTGGCTACCAGAGGCGTGACGCCTCCGGCTTTACTCGCTGAGGCAGATCCGACCGTGACCAACGCATACGCGGCGGTCGCGTGTCACATGCCCTTCGAGTTTTTCGAGCAGCTTAACCTGCCCGACGGCTATGCCGTAAAGAACAAGGTCATGGGTTTTATCTACAGCGGGGGATCCGGCTCGGAGACTTGAGCGGTCTCCATAAGCTGTCGATAACTCTGTCAATCGAGCTGAAGACAGGACTGGACTATATCCGGGACCTGTCTCTTTTCGATGTTCTGGATATCTGCGACGACATCAACGAGCTGAACAAGGAAATGGAGCTGAAAGTAAAGGCGGCGAAGCATGGCAAGTGAACAATCTATAACGATCAAAATTGCCGGCCAGCTGGACGGCTCTCTCAACCAGGCGGTCGCCGGGGCGCAGAAAGCGCTCGGACAGCTTTCCTCGACCTCCGGAAATGCGCTGACGCGCGTCGGATCGGCGATGGAAACCGTCGGGAGTACACTCACAAAGACAGTCACCGTCCCGCTGATCGGGGCGGGGGCTGCTTCCGTCAAGCTCGCGTCGGACTATGAGTCCGGGCTGGCAAAGGTAACATCTATCGTCAACGCCACCGGTCAGAACACCGGCGACACGATGGACAAAATGCGGAAGGATATCCTGGATCTGTCCAACACGACAGGCATGGCCACTGGTGACATCACCGACGCGACCTACCAGGCGATCTCCGCGTCTGTTCCCGCGGCGGATGCCGTGCAGTTCGTAGCCGATGCGGCAAAGCTCGCAAAGGCCGGACTCACGGACACAGCCACGGTTACAGATACATTAACAACGGCAATAAATGCCTACGGCTACAAGGCATCTGATGCCATAGGCATATCTGATAAGCTGCTGCAGGTACAGAACTATGGTAAAACGACCATCGACGAACTCGGCCAGTCAATCGGCCAAGTCATTCCTACGGCGGCAATGTACAACACGTCACTGGATCAGCTGTCGGCAGGCTACATTGCTCTGACGAAAAACGGCGTCGCGACGTCTCAGGCCACGACATACATGAACTCGATGCTTTCTGAGCTCGGCAAGTCCGGCACAACGGCATCAGATCTCCTGCAGTCGAAGACCGGAAAGTCCTTCAGCCAGCTGATGAGCGAGGGCAAGTCTCTGACGGATGTTCTGGGCGTCCTGGATCAGGCAGCTAAGGAGAACGGCAAGTCACTCGGCGACGTCTTCTCCAACAAGAACGCGATCAAGGGCGCGGCGGTGCTTACTCAGCACGCGAAAGACTTCAATGACGGCCTGTCTGTGATTCAGTCAACCGCGGCCAACGCGGGAGCGGTCACGAATCAGGCGGTCGAGGATATCAATGCAAACGATCCGACGCACAACGTCCAGATGCTGACGAACTCCGTCAAGAACCTGGGCGTGGCCATCGGTGAAAACCTTCTCCCGCTTCTCACTCCGGTTGTGGATAAACTGACCGGAATGGTGCAGAAGTTCGGGAAATTTGTGGATAACTTAACTCCGGAGCAGAAGGAAATGGCTCTGAAGTTTGCGGGCATTGCCATCGCAGCAGGCCCGGTCGTGTCGATCTTCGGCAAGCTCCTGAAGGTGGGCGGCGGCATCGCTTCCTTCTTCGGTGGGCTCGGCAAGGGTGCGGACACGGCAGCCAAGGCGACCGGAAAAGTTTCGAAAGCGGCTTCCGGAATGGGCGCCGGCGCGAAGGACTTCATGGCCATCGGCACAGGACTTGCACTCGCAGGTGCGGGCATGGCGCTCCTGACACAGTCGGCGATCGCGCTCGGCAAAGCCGGACCGTCCGCACAGGTGGCTCTGATCGGCCTGTCTGTTGACATGGCCGCACTGATGGCCGTCACAGCGGCCCTCGGCCCGTCGCTCAAGGGCGCGGCGCCTGGGCTTGCAGCTCTCGGCGGTGCGGTCCTGATGGCAGCCGCGGGCATGTCTCTCATGGCAATGGCGGCGATCCAGCTGTCCTCTGCCGGATCCGGCGCTTATGGTGCGCTGATCCTCATGACGGCAGGCATCGCCGGTCTGATGGCGGTGGCAGGGCTCGTCGGTCCACAGCTTGCGGGCGCGGCGCCCGGGCTTCTGGCCTTCGGCGGCGCTGTCCTCATGGCAGCGGGCGGTATGTCCCTCATGGCAATGGCTGCGACACAGATGGCCTCCGCGGGGCCGATGGCTCTGGCGGGTCTGGCAGTCATGGAGGGCGGCATGGTCGCTCTGCTCGCAGTCGCTGGCGCAATGGGTCCGTCCCTTGCGGTGGCGTCCTCGGGTCTTCTGGCCTTCGGCGGTGCGGTTCTAATGGCATCCGCTGGCATGTCTCTCATGGCAATGGCAGCGACACAGATCGCATCTGCCGGACCTCTTGCGATGGCAGGGCTTGCCATCATGATCGGCGGGATGACCGCTCTTCTGGCGGTGGCCGGTGCCCTGGGTCCGGCATTAACGGCCGGCTCTGTTGGCCTTGTGGCCTTCGGTGCCGGTGTACTTTTAGCTGCGGCAGGCATGGCCGTCCTGGTCAGTGCAGCGACGCAGCTGGCCGCTGCAGGAGCTCCGGCGCAGGTTGCGCTGGCGGCACTGGCAGCTGGTCTCGTGGCATTCGGCGCGGTGGCCGGAGCTCTGTCTCCTATCCTCCTAGCAGGTGCTGCGGCGATCGCGGCCCTCGGGGCGGCTATCATGGTCGTATCGGCCGGAGCTATGCTCGGCGCGACGGCCATGATGATGCTCGGGGTGGCTCTTCCGATGGTCAGCGCATCCGCCCAGGCAGGCGCGGCAGCTCTCGGCGTTCTAGGATCCGCGATGCTTTCTTTTGGTGCATCGGCGGCGGCATCCGCAGTAGGTACGGTGGCGGCAGCGGCTGCAATGGCAGCGCTCGGCGCGGCAGCACTTGTAACGGCGGCCGGACTTATAGCAGCAGGAGCAGGCGCAGCAGTGCTCGGAGCCGCAACGGCTCTGATCGCGGCGGCAGCAGCTGCAGGAGGCGCGGCGATGGCCATGCTCTCCGCTATGCTTCGGATGGTAGCAGCGGCAGCGACAGCTTCCGCGGCTCCGATTATGACATTATCAGCAGCGATGATGCCGTTCGCAGCGGCATCTCTTGCGGCAGCTGCACCGACGATCGCGCTCGGTGCGGCTATGCTCGTACTGGCGGCCGGCGCCGTAGCAGCGTCGGCTGGCATGGTTCCGCTGGCGGCAGCCATGACTGTCGTCGCGGCATCCGTGACAGTGATCGCGGCCAGTGCGGCGACCGCAGGTGCTGCGCTTAAATCTATGGCGGGCGGCGCGGCCGGTACGGCGGCAAAGCTCGCAGTCATCGCCGCAGGGTGTGCACCTCTTGCGGCGGCACTGGTACCAATGGCAGCGGCCGCAGCAGCGGCGGCAGCGACTCTCCTCGCACTGGCTGCGGGCGGAGCAGCGGCGGCAGCGGCATTCCTTGCGGCGGCGGCAGCGGTGGCGGCTTTTGGCGCTGCCCTGATGCTGGCAAACAGCATGATCATGGTATTCCGGGCATCCGGCGTGGCGATCTCCGCGCTGGCGCCTCAGATGGCCGTGTCTTTCCAGACGCTGGCCACGGCCGTCCTGCCATTTACGGCAGCGATCACAGCGCTCGCCGGTCCGCTTGCATCATCTGCGGCGGCGATGGCAGTTTTCGCTGGCGGTCTTCTGGCGGCAGTCACAGCAGTCGCCGGTCTCACGGCCGGCCTCGCAGGAGCGACGGCAGCCATGACAACGCTAGGAACCGTTGCCATGACAGCAATGAACCAGGTGACGATGGCCGTAACGACGGGCTGGCAGCAGTCCAACGCGGCCTCGACGGCTGGCGTCCAGCAGATGACATCGACGACACAGGCAGGTATGCAGGCAATGGTGGCAGCGGTCCAGGCAGCGATGGCGGCCTTCGTGGCTGCGGTCACTTCCGGCGGAGCTTCCGCGGTGGCAGCATGTCACTCTACGGCGGCGAGCATGGTCGCAGCCTTCGCAGGGCTGGCCGGATCCATGTCGGCAGCCGGCGCGAACGCGATGTCAGGCCTCCGGAATGGTATCGCCTCGGCAGGTGCGGCAGCAGTCGCACAGGCCCGGAGCATTGCCAACCAGGTCGCATCTGCGGTCAACAGTGCATTAAAGATCCATTCTCCGTCCCGTGTCTTGATGAAATCCGGACACTTCGCAGGCGAAGGCCTCGCCGAAGGTCTGCAGCAGGAACAGCAGAACGTCGCGCAGGCGGCATCGAGATCCCTGGCGGCGCCGATCCTCAGCTCCGTCGGCATGCAGACCGGCAATGCGGTCGGCAACGGCACACGGAGTCAGGCAATCCAGGACACTGTCGGAACGAATCGCTCCGGCGCGATCGGAGAAACGATCGACAACATTACAAACAACAACAGCCAGAACAGCACGGTGTACAACCAGACTGGTCCGGCTCCGGTCATCAACTTCTCGCCGCAGGTTACAATCAACGGCAACGCCACGGCAGAGGATGTCCGCGAGGGCATCAAGATGTCACAGCGTGATTTTGAGAAGATGATGGATCAGTATCTGAGAGGAAAGGCCCGGGTGAGCTTCGTATGAGTACATACACGACAATTCAAGGCGATACCTGGGACGGAATTGCTTATAAGCTCTACGGCGACGAGAAGTACATGAAAAATCTGATCGAGGCCAACTGGCTCTATACAGATGTCCTTGTCTTCTCCGCCGGCGTGGAGCTAACCGTTCCGGAAATAACCGAAGAGGAGAAGGACGACGACAATCTCCCAATCTGGCGCCAGTCCTCCTCTGACTCGGACGATGATGACGAGGAGAACACCGATGAGTGAGCAGGCAAGACGCGCCAGCGCGTCGCTGAAATTTAACGGCCAGGACGTACAGATCCAGCTCAACGACAAGCTCGAAAGCATCACCTACAAAGATGTGGCAAGCGGCGAGAGCGACTCCGTGGAGCTGATCGTCGAGAACAAGGATCAGAAGTGGATGCGGGCATGGAAGCCGGTTTTCGGGGACACGATCTCCGGAACGATGGAATTCTATCACTGGTACAATGCCAAGACGCCGAAGCAGACGATCTCCCTGGGAAATCTGGTCGTCGACTCTCTCCAGTTCAAAGGATCCGATTCAACGGCCAGGATCGGGGCGCTCGCCGTCCCGTACAACTCCGGATGGCGTCTCACGGTCCGCACGAAGACCTGGGAAAAGGTCACGCTGGAGCAGATCGGCCAGCAGATCGCGAGCCGATACGGCCTGCAGTTTGTGTATGATGCGCCGACTATAAGCATCGCGAGCGTCGAGCAGTCCCAGGAGACGGACTCGGCGTTCCTGTATAAGACAGCCAAGGACTACAGCATTAGCATGAAGGTATTCCAGGGCAAGATCATCCTCTACGATCGGGGCCGCTGGGAGGCAAAGGCTGCACAGGCTACGATCGACGCCTCGGACTTCGAGAGCGACGGTGCCTGGACGCTGGACGATACGATCCAGGGCATCTATACCGGAGGCCGTGCGTCCTACAAAGCCGGAAAGAAAAACGAGGAACTGTCCATATATGTCGGCTTCGTCGGAGAAAATGACGCTCATGCCCGGAACCTGAAGATCACAGAGACCTGCGACAGCAAGGAAGACGCCGGCAGAAAAGTGGCGGCAAAGGTCAACGACGCGAATGCCGAGGCGACCGTGATCTCCGGATCCATCTACCCGAATCCCGCGCTTGTGTCCGGTCTTACGGTCAACGTGACCGGCTTCGGGCCGAAGTACAACGGGAAGTATTTTATCGACAAGATGACCATGACGATCACCGGATCTGGCGGCACGACGCAGGACATTACAATGCACAAGTGTCAGAAGCTGCTGACCTATCCGCCGCAGACAGCTGCAGCGGCTGCAGGAACGGCGCAGAAGAAATCGACAACGGACATCGCGAAGGACGTGATCCGTGGCAAGTACGGCAACGGACAGGCCCGCAAGGATGCACTGGCCAAGGCCGGCTATGACTATGCGACCGTCCAGGCCGAAGTCAACAGACTGATGAGAGGATGATAAACATGGCTGAGCAATGGATAAGGATCGGCAGGATCTCGTCGATCAACGTGGCGGCAGGACTGGTCCGGGTGACATATCCGGATCTGGATAATTCCGTCACGGCAGAGATTCCGCTTTTCAATATGAACGGGGAGTATAAGATGCCGAAGGTCGGCTCGAACTGCCTGGTGGTACATCTCTCCAACGGCCAGTCCGCGGGGATCTGCCTCGGCGGGTACTGGTCCGACGCGGATGTTCCTCCGGAGACCGGGGCGAACGTCTTCCGAAAGGATATGATCGGCGGCTATCTGGCCGACCGTGGCGGGGCTGTGGAGCTCCACGGCGGGACAATCACTCTCTCTGATCAGTCCGGATCCATCACGCTCGGCGAGATCATCCGGCACATAAGAGGATAAGGAGGTCAGGATGGGATCTGTTGTCGGCCAATATGGCAGTGTTATCAAATTCGAGGTCAGCGATCGCAAGGTCCTGACCTTTTCTGATATGGAGCGGACACAGGAGGGACGCTGGAAGGATCACGAGATCCCGGGCGTCGTTCCACAGTCCGAGTTTGTCGGACCTGCAGCGACTACGATGTCGCTGAAAATCAAGCTCAAGGCTCAGCTGGGCGTGCGGCCGAGAGCCACGATCGCAGCACTGGAGAGATGCGCAAGAAACGGGACGGTCGATACGCTCGTGATCGGCGGCAGTAAATACGGCTGGGGATCCGCGAAGTGGATCGTTAAGTCCGTCACAGACAAGTGGGAGCGCTTTATCGGCGGCGGACTGATGGAAGCCGGCTGCACGGTCGAGTTCAAGGAATACGCCGAGAGCTCGAAGGCCGTGACCGTTATCAAGAAACCATCTCCTGCACCGAAGAAGACGACAGCGGCCAAGACGGCCGCAGCATCGAAGCCGTCCTACAACGTTGATGACATCGCCCGGAGAGTTATCCGCGGCGAGTTCGGAAACGGGCAGGCGCGTTTCAATAAGCTGAGCGCCCAGGGCTATAACTGGAAAGCTGTGCAGAACCGGGTCAATGAAATGCTCGGCTGCCGTAAGAGATACACGTAAAAAGGAGGCGGCAAATGGTACAGCATATCCATATACAGCGGATCATTGACGCAAACAACGAGATGCCCCGGGCGGATCTTGTCAAGTACAAGGCCGAGCTGGAGGCATTGATCACCAATATTGAGGGCACAATCCCCGGATCTCGTGGCTTCGGGCTGCAGAACCAGTACATCGACGCACCGCCCGGAGACATCGCGAACTCTCTCGTGATGGAACTCGCCGACAAGGTTGACACCTTTATCCCGGCGATCAGCGTTGACCAGGTTGACGTCGCGGAAACCGGAGCCGATGGAAACGTGTCCGTGAACCTGACAATCAGTATGAGGGAGGGAGAAAACAATGGCATCGAGTGAGGAAATCCTGAAAATGCTTGACAGCCTTCCCTGTGTGTCGTTCATCGGGACGGACACACTGACAAGCATCCAGGAGCAGATGGTTGGTGATTACCAGACAAAATACCAGGAGCTGACCGGAAAGACGCAGGCACTGAGCCGCGCCGATCCGGTTACTCTTGTCTTATATGCCTGTGCCGTGCAGATCTATCAGATGGAACTGTACACGGACATGAGCGCAAAGCAGTCGCTGCTGAAGTACGCTTTCGGCGAGTACCTGGACAATCTGGCAGCGCTCAAGGGCATCACACGAAAAAGCGCAAGCCATGCCGTCGTGACTGTCCGCTTTGTGCTCTCTGCTGTCCGCTCCTCTGCTGTCGGCATCCCGGAAGGGACCAGAGTCTCGGCCGGCGGCAGCATCTTTTTCGCGACGACTGAATACAACGAGATCCCGGCGGGGTCTGATCACATCGATCTGGTGTGCACTTGTCTCACAGAAGGTGAGGAAGGCAATGACATCCTCGCGGGCGCAGTCAACACGCTCGTGGATCCGATCGCGTACATCGATCACATCGAAAGTCTGGACACAAGTTCCGGAGGAGCCGACGAGGAAAGCGACGACGACCTCAGATATAGGATCTTCGAGGCACCGTTCCGGTGGTCTGTCGCAGGTCCGGAGGAGGCGTATCGATACTGGGCCTGCGAGTACAGCAATCAGATCAGCGACGTCTATGTCGGATCTCCGGAGCCGGGCGAGGTCCTGATTGAGTTTCTGATGCTCGACGGGTCCCTTCCGGAGCAGGCAATGCTCTCTGGAATGCAGGCCTATCTGTCGTCCGAGGATATCCGCCCACTGACCGACAAGGTCGTGGTCAAGGCTCCGGATGTGGAAAAGATCACGATCGAGCTGACCTACTACATCAACAAATCACAGAGCTCGGAAGCGGCATCGATCCAGTCGAAAGTCGAGGACGCGGTCAACTTCTATCGTCTGTGGCAGACGGCACGGATCGGGCGAGACATCAATCCGTCGGAGCTGATCCGGCAGGTCATCGTCGCCGGCGCAAAGCGCGTCGAAGTGACGAGTCCGACCTTCAAGGCGATCCCGGACACGTCGGTCGCCCAGTGCGCTGAGACGGATGTCAAGATCACATACGGAGGGCTCGAGGATGATTGATATGGACACCGGCGAGCTCGCCGATCTCTGGAAAGATAATAAGGAGCCCGAGTTCCTGGCGATCTCTTACGCGATCAAGATGGCGATGGCCAGACTGAAAGCACAGATCGACTCGTCCCGGGTCTACGCCGATATACAGAACCTGCAGGAGGACGCGGTCGATGAGATGGCCGTTGAGCTGTGCGTGCGAGGATATGACCAGAGCATGCCGCTCGATGTCAAGCGGAACGCCGTCGCGACTTCCATGCTCTGCTACACCTACGCGGGAACGACAAAAGCCATCCGCGCCCGGATCCAGTCTCTTTACGGAGACGCTCACGTGGACGAGTGGTTCGACTATGACGGAGATCCGTATCACTTCCGCGTGGGTATCGATATCACTAACCAGCTTCAGACCGTTCCGATGCTTACGACGGACGAGCTGGCCGAGATCCTGAGAGGAGTCACTCGTATCAGCGCCCACCTGGACGATGTCTCCTTTGTGATCCGGCCGGGTCTCCTGATCGGGCAGCGGTCGGGTCTGTTTGTCATAGATCCCACGTTTTGTGGTGTGCCGCACTGCGGTGCTTATCCGGTGTCGCACACTGGAGGCTACTCCGCGTCCGGCGGTGTCATCATCGGATCTGCATCCGAGGAGACCGAAGACAATCCGGATCCAGCAGGAACACAGCCGTCTGTCGCAGTTTCCGGACGGACTGAGGAATTCCTGCTCCGGTCGGCTTCTGAGGACCTGGCATCTGATGCGGCACCTGTGGAGGCGGCAGTCGTTGCTTCCGGTGTGCATCCATCGGCAAGCGTCGCCGGCGGCTTCTATGCTGGCGGGACAGTCGTGGTCCGCTCCGGATCCGCGGCAGCGACAACAGATGCAGCTGAGGCTGGCACAGTAACCAGCACGAAAGGAGGTTAAGCAATGGCCTTTTATAGAGACCAGTTTATCCAGGACGGACTGCTCAGCATGATGCGGAACATTCTCCGCTTCGAGTACCAGCTGAACAACGACGGCTCCTGGCACTCCGACGCTACAGTCAACAGTAAGAAAATCGAAGGAAGCAAAGTCGTCTGCATGGTCAACATCCCGAACAATGAGCGAACTGCTGCAACAATTACAGCGGTCCGCTTTTTTGATATGGATAATGAGGTGGCCGGTGAGAAGACGATTTCTTTGTCCCGAACAGCCAATCAGACCGGCCTGATCCGATTCGATTTTCCGCTGACAGAAGAGTGAAAGGAGGTAAACAAAAATGGCGTATAACCGTACATTTTGGGTCGACCACGTTGTCGATCAGAACGGCAATGTCATCCAGCAGGGCACACTGGTCGATCAGGATCACCTGAACAATCAGGAGGTCGGGATCTTCGACAACAACAACCTGATCGCAGAGATGCTCCGGATCCTTTTTCTCAACGACAAGCGCGTCGAGT